GGAGATATTTACATCTTCCCATCAAACTTCATGTACCCACACCGTGCAATGCCCGTTACTTCTGGTACGAAGTACTCCATGGTCACAATGCTTGACTATTCAGATAAGTTCCATAAGCCAGAGTTCTTTGAGGAAACCGGATCCTAATGAGGGTAGTTACAGTGTCAAAAACCAGACCTAACGGTGCTGCTATTGAGCAGTTAGCCGCCAAGCGGGGCTGGATGGACGACACAGCGGAGAAGCATGCATACATGTGCTTTCCCTTGAATTTAACCAATCGACTCGGCTGGGGCATTTCTTTTCCGGGCGACATACGAGTAGTGTGGGACGGCATAACCGACACCACACCTGATCATGTCACGATACTAGAAGGTGCCGAATTCGTAAGCAATACCAGGGGGAACGCTACACTCAGTTTCCATTCTGCTCTAAAGTTTACCACTGACGCCGAGACTTCGATGCTCACAATGCCGGTGCCAAACTTGTTTACTCGCGGGGCACAATGTTACACCACGCTAATAAGCACTTCATTCTACTTCCATGAGCTTCCTCTGGCTTGGAGATTAACCGAACCCGGTCAGGAGATACTTATCCCAGCAAATACCCCGATTGCAGCAGTACTCCCAGTGTCCTTGACACTACTAGAGACCGACTATGAGATGCAATTACAAGATGGCTATGCAACTGAAGATTATTGGGACGAAGTCAGAAAGTATGGAGACTTTGCAGAGATACAAAATGGAGTAGGCGACTGGTCAAAGATGTACAGAGACGCCCTGAGTTATACAGGAGAGTCTGTAGGAGCACACGAGACTAAGTCTATAAAGCTAAAAACAGTTACCTGCCCATTTACCGGGGCTTCTCACGAAGTCGAGGATACGGATGCCTAAAATATCTCAGCTGATTAGGTTTGTTAGAAATAGGCCTTGGCTTACAGTTGACAGTGACTCTGCTCCAAAAGCCACCTTAAAGACTATCCCAGAGTGGTACAAGAGTGCTGATCGCTTTGCTCAGAATCCTATGACTGGTAAACCGTGGGAGATGCCAGACGGCAGTGGGAAGATACCTACGTGGAAAGCATGCCCCGCAATTTATGACATTATGGGCACGGGTTACGTCTATAGGACCCCCTGCGATATTGAGTTCTTTGAGGACGCAGCTGGTAACATTCAATGCAAAGTGTTGGATGCAAGGAATAAAGACTTTATAGGATTTAGACCACCAATGGCCCAGTTTAGAGCACCCAGGGGGTACCACGAAATGCATTTTGCCTGGTGGGCCGATTGGGCGGTAGAAGTACCAGAGGGCTATAGCGTACTGTACACCCAGCCTTTTAACCGTTTCGAATTACCATTTTTAACTACAAGCGGAATTATTGATAATGATCATGTTCATCTTCCTGGCACTATGCCCTTCTTCGTTATTAAAGGCTTTACAGGGGTGATACCTGCTGGTACTCCTTACGCTCAGTTATTGCCATTTAAACGCGAGGATTGGTCTTCCGAAGTAGACGCCGCTATCGGGTACGAAGAGATGGCTAAAAAGAATCAAGAAAATAGTGATAAGTACCGTAAGCAAGATGGCGGGATATACCAAAAACAAGTCTGGGAAAGACGTAAATATGAGTAAGATAGGATAAGAGTATGTCAGAAGAAATAACAAATAATCACTCAGGTGAATACGACTCCGTAACCCCATCAGGGTTCTTTGGAACAGGGCCCGAAAATATTGTTGCAATTGATGATTTCATGACAGAGTATGAGCTAAAGACATTAAATGAATACGCAAAAACAAACACACTTTGGGATAAAACCGAAACCAGATTCAATGACGATGGCATTGTAATTTACGATTCAGGTTACTGGGATCATAGAGTTGCCACAGAGCCCACACTCAAAGAAGGTAACCTTGAGGTACCAGAGATCATTAAAGAGATGCAACTTAGGCTTAAGGATCGTGTAGATGAATTTTTTAGTGTAGACGCGCATCCTACAAGCCCAGCTATTGTACGATGGCTGCCAGGTCAAAGGCAGCAGCCTCACGCGGATAAGGAGCTTCACGAGGGCGACGGAAGAGGTCAGCCTAATGACTTCCCTTATTACGACATAGCTGGACTCTTCTATATCAATGATGACTATGAGGGCGGGGAGTTGTACTTCCCTAACCATGGAATTCAATTTAAACCTAAAGCAGGATCTGCATATTTTTTCCCAGGTGACATGAACTATATCCACGGAGTTACCGAAATACGTTCCGGAATAAGGTACGTATGCCCATTTTTTTGGACTGTACTTGAGCACACAGGGACCAAACAACCTTAAATTACGGTTGTTAATGTTGTAGTAGAATATGAAGTACGGACTAAATAAAGGAATTATATAATGCATTTAGCAAAAAAATTACACGAAGATGTCTACCTATACGAAGACGTTATTAGCGATCCATCAAAGCTAATTGCTCTAATTGAAGAGCTAGACACAGACGAAACTGTGCACTCTGTAATACCAGAGTGGGGATTTTGGTTCTCAAACAGTCAAGACGGTCACAGTTTTGGGAGTAAAAAAGATTTTAATCCTGAAGAAATCTCAAACCTGACGTCTGATCGAAAGGCTGACGTAGAGTACGTTGTGAACGAAATCCGATCTGGAATAAACGGCGTTGCGTCCTCATACTATGCAGACAGAGGGATAGAAGGCTCGCCAAATATGTCACCTTTTGTTGGCATTATGAAGTACAGGCCAGGCTGTGAGATGGGTGCACACTTTGACGCTCAGGCCGGGGACAGAAGTCTCAAGTACTCTATTGTCATGTACCTGAATGACGACTACGAGGGAGGGGAGATATCCTTTATTTTGAGAGACTATGACCTCAGGAATCCTAAGAATTTTCACCTGCAGCCAAAAACTGATATTAATGCTCCAGAAAACGAGGAGTTAATTGATTTCTGGCTAAAGCCAAAAGCAGGATCTGCGCTAATTTTTCCCTCGGTGTACCCATATAAGCACCAAGTCCATATCATTCACAAAGGCGACAAGTACATCTTCCCAGGATTTGTATTCCAAGAAGACTTCAACCCAGAGGATCAAGAGTCCAGAGCAAAATATAATGCTGGATCTCTGTATGAAGAGCCCGAAGAGGGCGTCTACTTCGACCAAGAGTAGTCTAATGGATTATCGAATTATATCAGATGGAATTATCTATATAGAGGGTGTCATAAGTGCTCCGTCGGTCCTAACCGAGATTTTTGACACAATCGATGGGGTAGCTGCGGGTGAATGGAAGCCTTGGCTTGCAGGCGATGTGACGGATGGGTATGAGTACGGCACTCTGAAAGAGATAAGTAGGATCTTAGTTGACAAAGAAGAGTCAAGTAAGCGCCTTTTTGTGGAAGCGGCAACGGACGCTTATGATAGAGCAATTTTTGACTCTTTCGAGCTGTACTATGACCATATTGGGTTAAGTAGATCTTCAGCTTTAGAGGTTATTGAAGGGTATAAGCAGAACAGACCCCCCTTCTTCAGCATAAAGAAATATTTTGTAGGGGAGGGTTTAGGCCCCCATCCCGACGCAGAGCCAGAAGCAGAGGACTCTAAGTTTAGATGTTACACAATATCAATGTATATAAATGATAATTACGAGGGAGGACAGCTTGGCTTTCCCGATGTTGGGGTATACTTAAAGCCCTCTGCCGGAAGTGTGGTTATATTCCCGGCTACGACGCTGCATGAATCCACGCCTGTTGTCTCTGGGACTAAGTACGTGACCAGTGAAGTCTGTCAGATTGAGCGTAAAATATTAGAGAAAGAGCAGAAATAATGTCTAATTATGAGATCCCGCATGATGGAATTGTATATTTTCCTGGTGTTATTAAAGATATAGATTCTCTACTTGAGAAGATAGAACTAACTAACAGCATTGCTATCACCCCCTGGGAGGTTTGGTACGCCAGCGGCGCAGCCGATGGGTATGCATATGGTGAAGTAAAAGCTATGAGTAAGCAGCTTATCCAAAATGAGATCGATCCAACGGTTAAGGAAGATTCTACATACGTAATTAATACTCTTATAGACGCTATGTCAGATTGTGCAAAAGAGTATGCAGGGATCTACAACATATCTTCAGACTCTCTAGATTATGCACTTTTTGCCTTAAACATGTCAGGAACTAGATACGGGATAAATAAGTACTATGAAAATATGTTTATGGGCCCTCATGTTGACTGGAATGAGCACAATTTCGACATAACCTATACAATCGTTGTGTACCTCAATGACGATTATGAAGGTGGAGAGTTGTACTTTGTAGATGATGCCATTGACCTAAAAATAAAACCCAAGAAGGGTAGCATCGTTATGTTTCCCTCGGTTCTGCCCTACATACATCAATCTTGTAACATCCCCGTTGGGCGGAAGATGCTGATTACTCACCATTGGAAGAATGACTCCTTACTTAAGTTAGAGGACCTTCAATGATAATTACGGAGATAGGCGGCTATACAGTTAAAATGCTCGACTCCAACGTTTGGGTATTTAGCAAGATTATAAAAAATTGCAAGGAATTAATATCGTACTATGAGGCAAACGAAGACTGGGTACCGTGGTACACATTTGGAACAATGGTATCAGACTCGGGCCCTGGCATGGAAGATGTGCTGGAATTTCCGACCCAGGAGGCCTGGGATAGGGACATGCTCGCCAAATACAAGAACGATCATGATAGATACATATCACAAGTATTTTTCGACACCACCAAGCTTTACACTGAATCCCTGGGCATTAAACTCCCAAACTGGGCGACCCCAAATTGGGGAATTGCAAAGTATTTCCCAGACAATGCTAATATGGGCGATATTACCATGAATTTTCACGCAGATGACCAGCCAGAGCGGGCAGATCAGCCAGGACTTAGAGCTAAGGTGACTGCAATTATGTACTTAAACGAAGAATACACGGGCGGCGAGATATCGTACAAGATAGTCAAACCCGGGACAATATCAGAAATAGAAACTACCTTTGCTTACAAACCAGAAGAAGGTGATGTAGTCGTTTTTCCGTCCGGTCACCCTTACTATCACGGAGTAGCAAATGTTCATGGTGCGCCAAAATACATGATTAGAACTTATTGGAAATATAAGCATGAAGGCACTCCCGAGTGGCACGCATTACGGGAGAAGTACGGCTCGGAATGGGAAGAATTAGAAAAAATTAGGTGTAAGGCAGTAGTAGTG